CTACCGTGTATAAAACAAAATAACTGTTAGAGTTCTGACCATTCTTAGTACAATATCAAAGCACTAAAATGGTCGCTAGAATTTTGAAAAACCTATTTAAAATTGAATTTTCTCAAAATTTGATAGAATTTATAATTAAGTCCAATTGAGATTTTACTGCAGCTTTCTTGCTCCAATACGATTATTTTGATTTCCTGCTGGCCCTTGACTCTCTCTCATACTCTTTGTCAATCTCCTTTAGCCTGTCTCTGATCTTTGCAAATATTGGAAGCATGATATAAATAATTAAAAACAATATTACTACTGTAGAAAGTACTATCAATACGGGTCTAGTAAATGATCCCAACCAGTCTGTAATTGGTTTTAAAAGAAATGCGAATCCCTCATCTTTAATTTTACATATCCATGTAGAACATCTTAGGTCTTCTTCATGAATGTAGGTTGATTGTTCTCCAGTCGATAGCTCTATCTGCTCTGCCTTTTTTGAAACTGCAATTTGCGTCTTCAATGCAGCATTGCAAATTTTTACAATTATATTATCTCCAGGCAACTCTTTTTGACATTTCATATTGATAGCATACTCTTCTACATTAGGTTTGATAACAATTCTATTTAAGCTTGTAGGACAAGGTGCTTCGACTTTGCAGCTTGCCTCGACTGTTGTATGTAAATTCAGTTTACAGTCTATCCCTTTTAAGCAATTGTAACAGCCTACACATTCTATTGTGGCATCAATATCAATCTCTTTACTAAAGGATTTGTATTTAAAGTCGCCCAGATACACTTTTGATTTTAGTATACCTGTCAGCCTGCCTAAATCGCTCAGCTTCACACTAGATGTCATTTCATCTACTACATAGTGTTCTTCATGATCTAAAAGTTTACAGCTCGCATAGTTGTTCTCCAAGCACTTTCTAACGACTACATCTTTTCTTTGTGCAGCATGACACAGGTAGTCAAATTTGACATCTGCTTGGCCTAAGATTGTACTATTCCTTTTTTGTATATTCCCGCAATATTTACCAAAGCTGCCTATGTCGTTGATTTGACCTTTATACAATTTATGATCCCTAATTAAGACAATGTTTGGCATTACTGGAGCATCTATCGTCTTAAACTGAGCTTCTATAGAGCTGGAGATTATTGGAGTTGTTGACTCGATCTCTGTACAGTATGTTTCGTGACTCATAGAAATGCAAATTTCAGCAGTTGTTCTTTCTTGACCTACCTTTTTATAAACATCTGATTCAGGTTTAATAACGTCTTGACATGACCCAAAAACGCAACCATCATCTATTGCTAGGCAGCCAAATTCTTCACAACCCCAATTGCTTGTTCTTTCTTTACTAAATGTCGCCCAGCCTTTAGGAGACTCAATTAGGTCTGGGCATCTTCCTGTGCACTTTTCAGAATGTTGAGTGTTTATGGCAATTGTCGGGCCAGTTGAGTATATCCATTGGTACTCTGCTACGGTTTTGGCAACTTTTATATAAATTATTAGATCTACAACATGAATTTGATTTTCAGCTAATATATTATAGCCTATAGCAGTACCTGTCATTGCTGGAATTTCAAATTCTATATATGCATTTTCAATACCTTCAGTAGTATCAACACCTGACATTGTTATATATTTATAAGTTGGATTGAAGTATGGTAAATTTGATGTTTTTTGAAACTTGTGTATAATTAAGTCATCTGCTATTTTCCTAATTAGGGCATTTTTATAAGATTCAAAGTCAGTATGGATGTTTTCTTTAACTCTGTTTATTTTTACCTTTGGATCGTAATATGTACAATTGGACAGTGATTTCGGGTTAATTGGGAATCTCATTAGATGACATTGTTCACCTAGACATCTTTCGCTGGGGTCTATAGCATCTTCTGGCACTGAACCTTGAGAAGCATAAAAAAAGAAATCTCCAGTACACCAAGCTATTGGCCATGTAGTATTTAAAGGTTGCACAAAGCAGGTCCCATATGAAATTATATTGCATCTAACTTGACCTAAAGAGTATTGGTCATTGTCATCCATGTGCTGGCTTGCCAAACATTCATTGTTAAATATATCTTCTGCAGTTTGAGTGTCATACATTTTAGGTTGAATAAGGCAATGCCGGTCTCCAACACAGTATGTGGTTGTGTCTCCTGTTATTGATTTATATAGTTTCAGCCCTTCCAGATTTGGTATATAGACAGTGGATCCTTTCTCACACCATGTGTATATTGGTGCATATGCTTTTGTTCTGGGTGAGATGCATACTATATCTTTTGGATTTACGCATCTACCATCTGTCCTGACATCACTTTGATTTAAGACTTTATTGTGCTTAGTAAATGTTGTTCTACCTCTTGTTACTCCATGCTGTACAGGAACGTATTCTGGTATGCTTTCAGAATGTTCATGTGAAAGATTGACCTTAGATAGATTTGTATATATAATATTCCCAACTTTTAATAAACTTTTGAGCATAAGATTATTTGGGAATTTATTTTGAATAGCATTTAGATAATTTTTCACAACATCATATTGCTCTTGAACTGTTTGATTCAATATATAAGCATAAGCAGTTCCTGGAAATGCGAGCTTAAAGACACTTAGAAATAGTTCATGGTCATGCTGTATACTGTCTTGATCCTTATAGAATTCTGTTGCAGCGCTCTCAAGTGAGTCATTCTTTGTACATGCTGTTGAGGCTTTTAAACATTTGCATGTTCCGCTATTACTTGTTTTACATATGTCGAATATACTGACATGTGTATAAGACCTCCAGCTCACTTGTGAGTATCCTGAGTCGCTGCTGAATTTGGTGTAATAGTCACAGTGTCTCTGCAGAAAAGCAAAATCCAATAATAACTTTTGATGGAAGTCATGTATTCCATTCATCTTCTTTATGGCACCTGAAACATCCATTGGTATAGACTGTATCAAAGGCTCATCAAGACTAGAAATGACTTTTTGGCTTTTTAACAAACTAGTAATCTCTGTATAACCTAGTTTTCCAGGATCTCTTGAATTGCATCCATATGGCTCTAAGAAGGGACCTGTACAATTCCCTGTTAACTCTGTCTTCTTTAAGCAGCTCTTAATCTCTTCTGCAGTTGTAAGAAGTGCCATATCTTTAGTTATATATACGCATAGTATAAAAACCAAAAGCATTTTGAACCACTTTAACTTGTATTTTATGAGACAGCTGAGGCGCAGCTTATGGATGGTCAGCCCTGTAGCGTCTTCCACTGTTCCGCATGTGCAGACTCCACACTTGTTAGTGAAGTCCCCGTTATATTTTAATCCCTTCCTCCCGTGATACATATCACATTCTTCACAGTAAATGGCACACAATCCCAGCATTTTTCTTTGTTTTTTAGATAGAAGTATCATTATTGATAATACTAAAATTGCTGCGATTACTGTCCAGATTGCGTTCATGTATGTTATAATATGCAGCAAGCCAGCTTGAGCATGTAACTGTCTAAAATCATCTGGTAGCTCGTTTATATCATACAATGTCTTGGGTGTTGGTAGCATCGCTGCATCAACAGTGATGAATGAGTTTATCATTACAGCTAAAAGAAGTGCCCAAAACAACTTGCTTGCTTTTTGTAGTTTTATTTTTAAGACTGTCCTTGTTGTTACTGCAGATGGAGGCCTCATTTCTATATACAATGCTTCGTCATCTTGTCTTGTTCTGCTGAGCCATCCTTTACTTTTCATAAATTGCCAGGTTACCTTGAAGCTGAATATTAATGCGGACATTGCTAAATAAATTATAGGAAACAGAATCAGAGTCATCATTAATTCTTGGTTAGTACATACAAATTTAGCAAGGCCATAATATTTTTTAAAATTTATAAGATCTTGACATAAATGAGACCTATAATAACACCTTTTAAACGATAATGGTCTATCAATTTCTGAGTTTTCTAACATGTGATTATATAACTTACTCTCATCCTCATGGCTATCCATAGTTTTAGCAGAGGCAATAGGTGTCAAAAAAGATACTGTTAAGAACCCTAATGCGACAGACAAGAACAATGCTGAACCTTTATTTTTACATAGAACTCTTGCTGTTCTCATGGATTTATATCCTGGACAAAGACCTGCTGTCCTATGTATTTTCATCCTTTCAGTTGTGTCGAATAGAGCACCACATACACAGTTTTGTCCACATTTTGTAAAAGGATGATAGGCCAAACCGCAAAGAGTACACTTTTTGCAGCTTTTGTTGTATATCCAGCCATACATATAGGCAAAAGGTATAAATATTGGCAGTAATAAATAGCAGATGTAGGTCTTTGTTAAAATTAAAAGTATTCCAAATATGAAAGTAATTAGACAGCACATTAATATTAATTCAATATTCTGGCAGATAGATGAGGCTATATAGCCAGGCAATATAGATCTGTGCAAGAATCTCACACAAGCCATATGCTGCTTAAAACATGCATGAAATTGTAGACTTTTCAGGCCACAGATGATTTTAATATGTTCACATGTCTGATCTAATGGCACAGTTGCTGTTGATTTGAACCAGCCTGTTTTGATAGTAGTTCCTGTCAATTCATAATGGTTCAGCCCAGTGCTCTGTAACAGAACAGTAGCATGCTCTTTGTCAACAGTTATCATGCAGTCTTTGTTGCATGAATAACTAGCAGTTTTGATTGTAAAGTTACTGTCTATTTCGATTACAGATATAGATCCCATGTTAACTTTTCTGGGTTTACAGCTATGCCACTCACTAACTGTCCATTTTCTCCATGAACTCATTATAGCAAATATACCTGTGTCATTTTTCTGGAAATTTGTTTGTATTTTAACTTGACCAACATCGTCTTTTAGGCATACCTCAGACACTGCATAACTTGATGTCTTTTCATATATTTTTGTGCCACCAGAGAAACACCTCGTTGGCTCAGCAGATGCACCTGCCACGATCAGAAAGAGCAACACAATCATCTTCAGAATTGATTATTTTGTTTAACACGGTAGTACACTACT